AGAAAATCATCAAACGACATCTCATTGCCGCCATCTCCAGAACCTGCTCCAGCTCCGCCATCGTCTCCGGCTCCATTGTCGTTTCCTTCGCCTTCTGCAAATAACTGCAGGTTGATCATTGGAGGTCTCCAACGATTGTTTTTATACTTCATGTTCGGTCCTTTCTGCCCCGTCCCGTTCTGTAATAGCCCCGTGCCGTTGCTCCAAAATCATAGTTTAACGACATTCCGGTCACATCGGTTACACGATCCGGACATACTCCGGAAATTCATCGGCCATCAGACAGATGCCGACAAAAAAGGAATCCACCAGAGTTCTTGCTTTCTCCGATAGATTCCCATACTGTATATCAACCCAGCCGGGCGATACTTCGTATTCTATTTCATCCCTTGTCAGATCCTCGATCGAGCGGATCAGCGTCCGCACGAGGCTGGAAACGCCTGCGCAGACAATGTCCTGCCCGTGCGGTGCATACATTGCATGGCCGGATACAGTCAATCGGTCTTTTCTTACCGTTACATCAATCAACAGTCATCACATCCTTTCATTCCGGCTGTTCCCTGCCGGTGGGAGATGTATGGATCACCGCTTTTCTACTCTGCTGTGTAATCTTCAATGACCGGAATACCGTACTCAATAGCACATGTATTTTCGATCTTGCACCCTCTGGCATCCTGCCAGCCTTTCGCAAAGTAGGCAATGTCAGCACCAGCCAGAAGTTCCAGGGATTTTCCAAGGAACCAGAGTGGCTTTGCATCCACCGGAGCTTCCTGGAAGAAAGAATCAATAACCTCTACTTGCTCTCCAATCACGTCTTCTGCACTCTTGATTGCTTTCTTACGTTCTGCAAGGATATCTTCATCAGACTTTCCTTTCATTGGCTGTGAAATAAACAATTTCTTCATGATTAATCCTCCTAATCTGCAAACACCCAATCATCTGCAAGCATATCTGCCTGACTTGCGAGCCATCCCATCTGTACTCCTGATGTTCCGACAAATGCGATAGCCATGTTTCCGATAGCATCATGCTCGCAATTCACGATCTCCCCATCCGGCGTCTTATAAGAAATCCCAGTGGCGAGCTGAATGTACTGCTTTTTGCCGTTCCATCCTTTACGAGCCACCTTAAGTCCTCTTTTCAGATAACGGATAGCATCTCCAAAGCCAAATGTTGACTGACCGCCAAGAACACCACAATTCTTTTCATCAGCAATCATCCAATCATCCCTCTGTGTGTGCATGAAAGTATATTCCACTCTCTGTGTTTCACGGATATCAAGAACTTCTCCCTGTCCTTTGTCGGAATCTTTTGATCTGCAATGAATCATAATTGTCTGCTTATCAATGTCCCAACACCAGTAACCATTCCAACCAGGAAGTTTCACCTTTTCTCCATGTTTCATTGCTTCAAATGCTTCTTTGAAATTCATGATTTACTACCTCCTATTCTTCTGTATGACATGTATTTGTTATTTTACCATATACATCCTCATAAAGTTCCTGCTTGTCACCGTTGTAGGTGTATTCGGCATAGATACCATCTCCGCTGATAGTGGTTGATGCAAGGCACTTATAATTCTGAAGTGTTTTGCATGACCATACCACGAATACATTTCCAAGGTCGATCTGAACTTCCGGTCTGTTCTTGTGGTACCATTCAACGAGTTTCTTCTGTGCTACACTCTCGAAATGTGCCATTCCTGTGATAATCATATTTCACCTTGTCCTTTCTTAACAAATGGGCACAAAAATACCACCGGCCTCTCGACTGGTGGTTAATTATACAAATGGAACCATTTCTTTTACGTCTTTCAATGTCCTTTTTGCCTTTTCGATCAATGAATTCTCAAACAGATATGAAATACCTTTGGGCGTGATAATAGCATCCGGCAGATCGCCTAAAAGAACGCCATCTTTCGTATGATTAACAGCAATGCCTTTTACATATTCTTCCGTAATCAGGCTTAAAATGATATACTGCCAATAATTCTCAGGAATATTATAAGCCGATGCTGTAAGGTAACACGCTTCTGGTTTTTCACCCTTTTTCAAGCATTCATACAGATATTTCAGTACCTGGTATACAATCACGAAATAATCATTCTGAGCCATTTGTCCTGTCTCCTTATCATCAGTTGATAATTAACTGATTCTTGCAAGAATCACAGTAAAAAGTATTGGTTTTTTCACGGTCGCCAACAGGAATCATGATTCCTGTTTTACATTTTTTGCACAAAACTTT